GCCTGCTGAGGCTGGCAACCCATTGATTTTAATAACCGGAAAAGGCGGACCTTATTGACCGCCGGTCAGTTCCTAGGCGCCGGTCCACTCGGGATGCTTCTCTGTCTCTGCTGGCGATCCACGTCAGTTTAGCAACGGAGACGATAATGCTTGATCAGCACCTTTCATCAACGGCGCGCCCAGCGCAGTTGTTATCGGGAATGTACACACGTCAGCAGCTGGCGGTGGAACTGGGGTTTACCTGTGACACGCTATGCCGCTGGGAAGCCCGCCAGATTGGCCCCCCCTGCACGCGTATAGGCCGCCGGGTCTTTTATCGTCGTGATGCTGTCGAGGCTTGGATCCTCGAGCTGGAAAACGCACGGGCAAATCGGGCGCGGCGCGGTAGCCGTCGATGAGCATACCCCTGCCCTTCCGCCACCGAAAACGGCGCGCTGAACGTGATGAGGCGCGCGCAGACTGGATTGATGAGCGCCGCCGCGAAGCCCGCATTGTCGTGGCCGACGTCGTGCACCATTCCGACCACATGCTGCGCATCGCCTGCAAAGTGCTGGTCCAGCACGGTGAGACGCCAGAGGAGCGTGAGGACGCGCGGATCTTGCTGGTCGTGCTTGACGCAAAGACGCCCGGACGTGCGGAACGCCACCGGACCGAACCGGAGGGCCGCTCATGAAGCGGCGTGGCACCCCCGAAGCGGATTTGCAGCGCGCTGTTGTGGTTGCGCTGCGCTTTGTGCTGCCCAATGGCGCAATTATCCACCACTGCGTCAATGAGGTGACAGAGGCTGGACCGCGCGGCGCCAAGCGTCAGGCGATCCTGGTCGGCATGGGCGTTCATCCAGGCTTTGCCGATCTGGTGATCCTCTGCGGCGGTCGCGTGCTGTTTCTGGAACTGAAATCACTCAAGGGGCGGCTCAGCCCCGCGCAGGAGGCGTTTCGCGATGCTGTACTGGCGCAGGGCTTTGGCTGGGCGCTGGTGCGGACACTCGACGATGCGCTGGGCGCAGTGGCGGATCACGGCTTCACCACACGGATCATTGCGATGGATCCTGCCCAGCGCGCAGTGACTGGCCCAGCGCGGAGGGCCGCACCATGAGCCATGCGGCCACCAATTGGGCCATCCAGCAGCGCGGGCTCAAGCCTGCGACCAAGATCGTGCTGTGGCATCTATGTGATCGCCACAACCCGGACTTCGGGTGTTTCCCCACACAGGCCAGGCTGGCCGAAGATGCCGAAATGTCGATCTCGTCGTTAAACGAGCATCTGGCAAAGCTCGAGGCTCTGGGGCTGATCCGGCGGATCAGATGTCATGACCACCGCACAAAGCGCCGGCAAGCGACACGCTACATGTTGGGGTTTGAAGAGCACGGGCCACAAAACCCACTTCCAGAACCTGGAGATGGTAGCAGCGAAACAGATAGTGAACATCCTGCCGAGCCGTGTCCGGATACCGGAGATGGAGCCATCTCCGGAATTTGGGCAATTCCATCTCCGGAAAATGGCCAAAGCCAACTCCAGAATCCGGAGACTAACCTTGTAAGGGAACCTTTAAGGGAACCAGTAAAGGAGGAGGAGGACGCGCGCGGGCGCGAAACCGCTTTTGATGATTTTTTTGGTGACCTGCTTCAAGCGCTGGGCTTCGATGCCGATGGCGCACTGCCCGCCTGGTGGCAGGGCTGGCCAGCACGGCAGCACGTCCAGCGCTGGATCGATGATCTGGGCATGTCGCAGGATCGGATCCTTGACGTAGCCCGCGAGAGCCGAGAAGCGCACCCCTCCCCGCCAGATGGGCCCAAGGCGCTTGATCGGGCGATGGAACGTGCGGTACGGCGCGAGGTGCAGCCAGCTGCCAATTCCCTGAAGGCCAAGCGCAGCAGCAAAGCCCAATGCAAGCCACTGCCCAGCCCCGATGAAACAGCTGCGTTCTATGCAGCCAAGGTGAACTCCGACGAATACCTGCCCCAAAACATGATCAGCACTGCGACATGCGGATTGATGCTGGAACGCGGACTCGTCACTCTGGAACGCCTTCAGACGCGGGGGGTGCTTTGAGCAAGTTTGATCGCAGATTGCCCCGCATGCGGGTGCAGCCCAGCGCAGGTGGCAAGCCCAAACGCGCGCTGGGCGTACAGGCCGCGCTGGAATGGGCCTTCCGGGTCGAGAAAGCCCAGCTGGAGCTTCCTCCGCGACAGGACGCCGAGGACGAAAGTCGTGGCTTCGGGCTGGAATACGTCCTCATGCAGCGCACAATCCTTGGCTGCAAGGTCGATGGCGGGCAGTACAAAATGGGCAGCTACACCCATCCAGATGCCGAGGTCATCGCGGCCACGGTGGCCGGACTGCCCGATAGCCTTGGTGGGATCCGCATGGCCCTGCGCGTGACAGAGCTGGCACGCGCAGGGATAACGCCCGACTGGATGCCGGGTGCTGTGCCGCGTTGTGTGCCGCGGGAGACGCGCGAGAACCAGCATGGGATTCGGGCCATCACCGAGGTGATTGGGACAGAACGCGTCCTCTCACGGGGCAAGTGGCGCCGCGTTGATGTGCTGCACTGCCCCGTCATCTGGCGGCCGCATCCCGAACAGATCGTATCAGCGCGGCGCGGCTATAACGACTGGTGGGCGACGTTGGAATGGGTGCGCGATGGGTTGGTAGCTGGCGGGGTATTGGTGGATGTGGAGGTGAATGCGATGATGCCGAAGCTAAGGCCTTGGGAGAAGTGAACGCAGCTCGCGCCTATCAAACACGCATCCAGAGGTGCGTTCGCAACATCCCGCACACAACCCTAAATCGAAAGATATGCGGTACAACAATCAGAAACATGGCGCAGTGTTTGGCAACAATGTAAAAATTGAGCATTCAAGTTAAGGTAAGGAAGGCAACCGATGAGCCACCCCGTCGACATCCACGTTGGAAATCGCATCCGCCAGCGTCGACTACTGCTTAATAAGACCCAGCAGCAAGTGTCAGATCAGGTTGGTGTGAAGTTCCAGCAGATGCAAAAATACGAAACCGGCAAAAACCGTGTCAGCGCGTCTCGCCTTTGGCAAATCGCAAAGGTCCTGGACGTGCCTGTATCATTTTTTTTTGACGGGCTAGATCATCAGCCAACAGCTAGCATCGCGTTGGCAGATTTGCCTTTAGATATCCTCAACGACAAAGAAGCCTTGGAACTCTTGCGTGCCTACTACGGGACACCAGAACATCAACGACGCTGTTTGTTCGATCTAGCCAGAACCTTGGGCACATTTGAATAATTTTCCCATAATATCCCTTTTAACTTCGTGGCTTCGGCGATGGAGATTTTCAGTCGCGGCCGGTGGAACAAAGCCTGAAATAGTTGGAGAGGATGTTGATCGCAACGAATTGTCTTCGCCAACTGAGATTGACATCACGTCTGAGCCCAACGTGTTAGACCTATTCCAGCTGGCGCTCGAGGAAGAGCCTGCGGGGACCTGGATCATTTATCATCGCGGGTTCGCAGCACGCGGCACCCGAGCCGCGCAGTTCGCGATGAAGGAACAACAGTCTGGCAAAGTGACGTTACTACAGAGACGCATCAAACATGGCAGTAGATTCCAGTTCGAATACATAGCTGTGAAGCGATGAAAACCGAAGGTTTGAAAGCGACTAGTAGCCTTTGGCCAGCAGCTATGGCTTGGCAACAGCACTGATCTCGCGCTGCAGGGATAACATTGCTTTGGATATATAAAACACAAATTTCTCACTGTAGATTTGTTCTAGAGAGAGGAACAACGTGGAATAGCGCACCTAAAAGGCTATGGATTCCAGAGAGTTTGTTGTCAAACTGTCCTTTGCCCGATAGCCAGATTCCCTCACTCACGTCAGGCTACGATGCAGTTAGCTAGCACAAAATGCACCGGAATGACAGCTACCACCAACAACCTCCTAGCACGTCGTACCTGCAAAACTGGCCCTAGACTAACCAACCTGCATTTGCCCACGTTTTTGACAGATAGACTGACATGGGATGCTTCAGACTGAAATCTGAGATCACAAGTACACTAAACATGGCCGTTCTTGGCTAGTTACTTCACTCTTTGCGACCAGACCGCGCGGGCTAGCGCAGGCATCAGGCGCATTTCTTGACACGGCACTGTCAAATAGTCGATTAATCGGAACATAAAGTGAACATACGGAGAATCGCGGATGCCAGTTTTCCCGATCGAAGCCCCCATTATGGCAGAGACCAATGTCATTCCAATTGCGTTGCCGCGCGTCAGTGCCGGCTTTCCGTCACCGGCAGGAGATGACCTTGAGGATGAAATTGATCCCATCGCATGGGTGGTGCGGCATCCCGCGTCTACTTTTTGGTGGCGTGTCGAAGGCGATTGCCTTTGGGACGTAGGGATTCGAGATGGGGACATCATTGCCGTTGACCGCGCTGGTAAGCGGCGCGTTGGCCGTGCAGTGCTCGCCGTTGTCGAAGGGGCTGTGACTGCAAAAATCCTGCGCAAACATGATGGTAAGTACTTCCTTGCACCAGCCAACAGCCAGGAGGCCTTTCCAGATATCGAACTCACTGAGGACAGTGAGATTTGGGGCGTTATTGCCGGCGTGGTGCGAAGGTACGATCTGGCGTGACGCGGCCGATCGCGATTAGCGACAGTGCCAACTTCTATGTCAGCGCCGAAAGGATCTTTGACCCTACCCTGAACGGCGTGCCGGTGATCGTTCTGTCCAACAATGATGGCTGCGCCGTTGCGCGCAGTGACGAGGCCAAGGCGCTGGGCGTCAAGATGGGTGAACCTCTCCACCTTATCCGCGACAAGGTCGATGCGCATGGCATCCGCGTCTTTTCTTCGAACTATACGCTCTATGGCGACATCAGCCGCCGCGTGGTCGAGGTCTATGAAGACTACACGCCCAACGTCGAGATCTACTCGATTGATGAATGCTTTCTGGACTTTGGGGGTTTCAAGGATCGTACAGTCCATGCAAGGGCAATGCGAAGCGACGTGCTGCGCCGCGTGGGCGTGCCAGTCCGGGTCGGCATTGCACCGACCAAGACACTTGCCAAATGCGCCAATGATATTGCCAAGAAGAACCCGATCTTTGCAGGCGTGCTCGATATGATGGATCCGACCCTGCTGTCTTGGCTGTTACCACTTGTTCCGGTTGGGGACATCTGGGGCATTGGCCGGAAGACGACTGCGAAACTTCACGGGCTTGGTGTTGGCACTGCGGCGCAATTGCGTGACATGCCGCTGCGCCAGGCGCGCGCGCTGGGCACGGTTGTACTGGAACGCACAGTTCTAGAGTTGCAGGGCGAGCCGTGCATCGCTTTTGATGACATAGAGCCTCAGCGAAAGGGCATGGCCGTCACACGGTCCTCCGGCGTCCCGATGAAGGACTTCGACACATTATTCCAAGCGATCACGGCCCACGCTACACGCGCAGCTGAAAAGCTTCGGACACACGGACTGGTCGCCGGAACGCTTACCGTCTTCTTCCACACAAATCGACATCGCTCTGATAGGCCGCAATATGCGGGGTCACGCTCAACCCGCCTGAACCCTATGTCTTCCGACACGTTGGATCTGGTCGCGGCTGCCAAACGGTGTGCCATTGCAGCATGGCCCAAGGGTGATACCCAAGCATACGGCTTTACCAAAGCAGGGATTATGCTGGACGATCTGCTGCCACTGGAAGATCGCCCGAGGACGCTCTTCGATGTGCCGAAAGGATCGCCAGCATTGATGACGGCGCTTGATGCTGTGAACACCCGCTTCGGCAAGAAGACCTTGGTTCTGGGCAGTGAGGGGATGTCGCGCTCCTGGCAGTTGCGCGCAAATCACCGCAGCCCACGCTACACAACGCGGATCTCGGATCTGCCAGTGGTGAGGTAACGCATGGGCAGGCACATCCAGCATAGTTGCTCCCACGCATTTTATAGCTGGAGGTATAAGCGCGCCATTGCGATCGTTTCAGGATGGTTTTGTGGGCGTAGCCGGTCAGGCGCCCACTCCGGAACGAAAACTGAATCCATAGTTTCATTATTGTCCCGCATGCACTTATCTTTGGGCAGCCCATGCTCCGAAGGTCACCAGACAATCATTGCATTTCAGATTACGGAAAGCCGCAATACAGGACCCTAATCGGCGACGCATTCCTCCCAGATGCGCCGCCGATGCCACGCTGCAAAGAGCGACATGAAACGCTCCACCTGAGCGCGGCTACCCAGGAACTTTTTTCGTGTCAGATGAATGGCGGCACGATCGCCTGAGTGGAAAAAGCTATCACGGCTTTGTGATTGAGCAATGCAAACTTAAGTGCTCAGCCCAATCCAAAAGATAGGACAGCTTCTATGACCTTGAGCTTCGCGATCGACTGCTTCGAAATGAGACCGATGACAGACCTGCAACCCTATGCGGGGGATGCAAAGGCGATTGGTGCTCAGGGTTGGTGCAAGCAAAATTACAGATTTGATCGAATTGCAGCGGTTGGCTTTACGCGGCATAATTTAACGATGACAGCGCCCGTTCAGCCAGAGAGAAAAGCGACCCCTGCCCAGTCAGACGGGTTAAGGGATGCACAGCGTCGGCTCTTGCCGCATGATCTTGAGCGCGCCTTGCAATATGCGTCAGATGAAGAATTGAAAGAACTACGGGACGCAATCACGCAGGAAATGAAACGCCGGAACCTTCCACAGCAAACCGCACCCGAAGCACCGGCTAGGAAACACCCTGCGAAAGCGCAACAACCGGCCCATGGTTTAACGCGTTCTCAAGTGAGCCTTGTACGAGCATCGATTGAGGCGGGGGTCAAACCTGCGGTCCTGGCGCGACAATTCGGGATCAGTATGGCCTCTATTCGCGCGGTTTTGGCGCAACGGTGACATGCGCAAGCCGGGGTATATTCTCAACTGACAATGTCGCGTGTATACGAAGCGCCTGGACATCATTTGTTGACCCAAAACGCCTGTGGTGGTTTATGCGCGGCGATAACATTGGGGCAAATGATGACAAAACCCGCGCAGGACATCCGCGAGCGACTGGTCAAGCTAGAAGCTTTGTTCGCCCGCGGGGCAACAGAAGGAGAGCGTGCTGCGGCGGGCGCTGCTCTGGAGCGAATGCAAGCCCGTCTGGATACCGGCGATGACAAAGCGACAGCAGATCCCGAGATCGAGCTGCAATACTCGCTTCCTGATGTTTGGGCGGTCAAACTGTTCGTGGCCCTTTGCCGCAAACATGAGATCAAGCCTTACCGCTATCCCCGACAGCGGCGGACGACCGTGATGGTGCGGGTGCGCAAAGCCGAATTTGAACGCACGATTGCTGCCGAATTCCAGCGTTTGCACGGTGAGTTGACCCGATACTTTGGCGAAACACTGGATCACCTGATTGCCAATGTCATGAAATCAGATGGTGACGACGAGACATTGGAGCAGCGTCGCATCGCACGTTAGGCCGCGTCGTTATTACAGCGTCCTGCCTGTGCGCAAATCACCACAGCCCACGCTACACAACGCGGATCTCGGTCCTGCCAGTGGTGAGGTGACGCATGGGCATCAGGCTCACCCCCCGTCCCATGGTTCCTCCACAGCCCTTTATGTATACGGGGGGGCTTAGCGCGCCATTTCGCTAGCGCGTGGCTTTTTCACCGGGGAATCCACTTCGAAGCCAGTTTGGTCGGCGGCCAAAATAAAGTGATTCAATTACAAAGGGTTGAACGCAAAAAACTGGCTCTCAGGGTGGATTCTTGAGTGGTTTAGTCAAGAATCCACTAAGCCAAAAGCGAGCCAATTTAGCCAGCCAGGGAAGCCACCCTGTTTGAGGCTTATGTGAATTAATCAGAACGTATTGGTTCCGCGCCTAAAAATCGTTTGACATTTCTAGCCCCCTTGACTCATACCTCAATCATCGAAGTTTTGCGCCCGGAGGATATCCCTCGCGGGCGCTTTTGTTTTCCCCACATCGCGGATCCCGATGCAGTCACCGCCTCGCTGGCCGTGGCATTGGCACGTCCGCCCTGCCTCAACTCAGAGAACATGCTCATGGACCTTGTCTTCGCGCCAAGCGAGATCGAGACGTGGCCGATTGACCGGCTGCGCCCTTATGCCCGCAATGCCAAGATCCACGGCACCGATCAGGTGGCCAAGATCGCGGCCAGCATGGCCAAGTTCGGCTGGACCGTGCCCTGCATGTTCGCCGACGATGGCGAGCTGATCGCCGGACATGGCCGGGTGCTGGCCGCGACGATGCTGGGGCTGACGGATGTGCCGGTCATTCGGCTGGGTCACCTCGATGAAGCTGAACGGCGGGCCTACCGGATCGCCGACAACAAGCTGACCGAGCTGGGCGACTGGGATGAAGCCATGCTGCGCGACGAGATCGCGGGGCTGCTGGCCGAAGATTTTGACCTGTCGCTGCTGGGTATTACTGACGAAGATCTCGACGCCTTGCTGCAAGACCCCGATGCGCTGGGCGCTGATGGTCCGGTCGAGGGCGAGGATGACGTTCCGGGTGTACCGGAGACGCCTGTTTCGGTTCCAGGTGATCTCTGGCAGCTCGGGTCGCACCGGCTGATCTGTGGCGACAGTACGTCGGCCGATGTGGTCGGGCGGTTGCTGGGCGATGTAAAACCGCTGCTGATGGTCACCGACCCGCCCTACGGTGTGGAATATGATCCTGGCTGGCGCAACCAGGCGGGTGCGGCCAAAACCAAGCGCACCGGCAAGGTGCTGAATGACGACCGCGCGGACTGGCGTGAGGCCTGGGCGCTGTTTCCTGGCGATGTTGCCTATGTCTGGCACGGCGCACTACATGCGGCGACCGTTGCCGACAGCCTGATCGCCTCGGGCTTCAACATCCGCTCACAGATTATCTGGGCCAAGGACCGGCTGGTCCTGAGCCGCGGTGATTATCACTGGCAGCATGAGCCGTGCTGGTATGCCGTGCGCGCCAAGGGCAAAGGCCACTGGGCGGGTGATCGCAAACAGACCACGTTGTGGCAGATCGCAAACAAGGATCAGGATGCTGACACCGTGCATGGCACGCAAAAGCCTGTGGAATGCATGCGACGCCCGATCCTGAACAACTCATGCCCGGGTCAGGCGGTGTTCGAGCCCTTCATGGGATCTGGCACGACATTGATCGCAACCGAGACGACAGCGCGTGTTTGTTACGGGATTGAGCTCAACCCGGCCTATGTCGATGTGGCCATCGAGCGCTGGCAGGCTTTTACCGGCAAGGACGCCCTTCTTGTGGAAACCGGCGAGAGCTTTGCCGCCCTCAAATCAGAGCGGTTGGCGGCATGAGCCAATCACGCCACATGTCGATGGTCGAGGCCGTGACCAACGTAGTGGTCGGTTATGGTTTTGCAGTGATCACCCAGATCGTTGCATTCCCATGGTTCGGGCTGGTGGTCAGCCTCGACGACAATCTTGCCATTGGCGCGATCTTTGTCATTGTTTCACTGTTGCGAAGTTACGCCTTGCGTAGGCTCTTCGCGCGGCTGAGATGACGGCGCAGATCCATCACCCGGCAGAGAGTACACTGTGCCGCGGCCATCTTGTTTCTCGGAATTGATGGGCAGGCCCAGCTTCTTCTTCAGAGCGCCAGAGATCAGGCCCCGAATACTATGCGGCAACCACCCCGTCACCTCGACGATTTCTTTTATCGATGCCCCCTCGGGCCGCTGCAGCAGCGCAATGATCCGCGCCTGCTTGGTACCGGCTCGCATGGTTGGCGTCTTGGGGGCCGGCGCCGCCGCTGCATGCTGGCGGACCGCCGCCATGGTTTTGACCACGACTGGTTCGATCCCGATTACCAACAGCCCTGCGTCGGTGACGACCAGCGTGGTGCCGTGGCCATCACCGGTTTCGCGCCAGAGGGGGTCACCCTTGCGGAGATCCGCATCGACTTCTTCGAGCAAGTCGCGGTCGATCATCATGGTCACGACCTTCTTGGCGGCAGCGCCATGCAGCCCCTTTGGCAACGGCATGGCAATGTTGTCTGCGCGCTGGGCGCCAGCGGTCAGGATCAGGCTTTGGGTTTTGGTGAGATTGGTCATAGTGGTCTCCGGTCAAACGGGCAGCGCAGGATGCGTGCCCTTCTACCGGCATTGGCCCGCGCGAGCGCGGGCGCCAGAATGGGCTGTGTGTGAGCCTCAGTCCGCGTCTGCCATCGCAGCTGTCACGGCAAAGTGCTGCACCCAACCCGTCAGGTAGGGAAGGCCAGCGGGGATGCCCTCTTCGCGCGCGGTGCGGCGGCTGATGCGCCAGCCTTGCCAGCGGCGGATTGCTGATTTGATGGCCGTCTCGCTGTCGATGTTGCAGCCCGTCATATTGCCCACGACATCGTCGGCGAAGTGACGGCCCATCCGGCTGTCAAGAAAGTCGCGGATCCCGAGCATCTCGTCTTCGGTGTCGGCGCTGATGGCTGCAGCGATGAGGCGTGAGGCCAGCGTCCAGACCTCTGCGCTGCGGCGCTCGCGCTGCGGGCAGTTTGTCAGGGTTTGGAAAAAGCCGTAGTCTTCGTTGCGGCTGGGCAGAATGGCGTATGCAGCCATGTGCTTTGCTCCTTTGGTGCGGTGCATCGTTTTGCTGAGACAACCATCGCTCTGACAGGGCGATTAGCGTAGTCAATTCGGCGCAATTTGATTGCTTTTTTATCCCCCTTGCGGGGAGGTCAGTTCAAGCCATGCACCGGCTTGCCAGATATAAAGATGGCAGAGTTCGCAGGTGGGCTGTTGCAGCATGCGGGGCGCGCGCGGAGGATCAAAACAATCCAACTCGTCGGCACGCACCTGCCGGATTTCGCGGGCGGCAAGAATGTCCTCGGGCGTCCAGCGCGCCAGAGCTGGCAGCATATAGGAGGGATAACCATCAAAATGCACATACACATGTGCCCATTTGTCAGGCCCTGTCTGAATGGCGATTTGTGCACGCGTGCTCATATTCCGGTCCTCCTCTAAATAACCTGCAGCTCGGCCAACGCCGCGCAGGCGGCAGTAAGCTGGCTGGTCGGCAGTTCGATCTTGATGTGGCTGATCACGTCCGAGGCGTCAGCCTTGATCCCGTCCTCGCGCAGCGCTGTCTCAATGGCCTCTGCGATGGCGTCTGGGCGGCTGCGGTCGAAGTGGTCGGGCAGCATTGCATAGTCGATGCGGATGGTTGTGGTGGCCATGGTCATGGTTTGCTCCTCAAGCCTGCTGTTCGATGAGGGCGAGAATGGCGATCGCCATCCCGCCGAGGTATTCGCTGCGGCGAAACACGATGTCGTCGATCTCGCCCGCGCAGGTGATGGCGGGATCAACCTCCAGGCTCTCGGCCATATGCGGCAGCAGGCGTTGGGCTTGGGCGTTGTAGCGTTCTGCGAGGGTCATGGGTCTATCTCCGTTCAGGCTTGTTTGCTTGCACTGAGAGTCGCTCTGACGGGCAGTATAATCAACTCAAATAGATCATCTTTCTCGTTTATTTACAATATGTTGAGGACATGCCAAGCGCCATGGAAGGACTATCCGAGCGTGCCTATGCCACCCGCTCCGGCCTCTCGCGCGGTGCGGTGCAGAAGGCCCGCAAGAATGGCCGCCTGGTGCTGTTTGCCGACGGGTCGATCAATGCAGTGGCGTCTGATGCACGCTGGGGAGCCATGACGGATCCAGATCAACAGATGCGATCACGCGGTACGAGCGGAGAGGCCAGCCCAGGGGCTGGGGTTTCGGGTGCCGGAGACAGCACCTCCTATCTGAAGGCCCGCACCGCGCTGACGGTGTATCAGGCGCAGGAACGCCAGCTGTCGATCCAGCGCAAGAAGGGCGTGCTGGTGGATCGTGCGCGCGCCGAGACCCTGGTGTTTCGCCTGGCCCGCCAGGAACGCGATGTTTGGGTCACCTGGCCCACCCGTGTGTCCGCCCTGATGGCCGCACAATTATCCGCAGACATGGAAAGGGCATCCGGTGATGCGGTGACAATCGAGACTGCGATCCTGCAAAGGGTGCTGGAAACCCATGTCAGAGAGCAACTCACCGCCCTGGCCGACCTCAGGGTCTCGCTTGAATGAGAAGGAGAACACATCTGATCTGAGCGACGGCCTTGATCTCGCATTCGAGGGCGCCGAGGACATTCTACGCGTCTGGCGCAACGGCATGCGGCCGGACCCGGACCTGACCGTGTCGGAATGGGCAGATGCGCACCGCAAACTGTCATCGCGCGCCTCGGCTGAGCCCGGCCAGTACCGCACATCGCGGACGCCTTATCTGCGCGCAATCATGGATGCACTGTCGCCAAACCATCCGGCGCAGCGGATTTCGTTCATGAAAGCTGCACAGGTCGGGGCCACGGAAGCAGGCAATAACTGGATCGGCTTTGTCATCCATCACGCCCCAGGACCCATGCTGGCGGTGCTGCCCACGGTGGAGATGGCCAAGCGCACATCGCGGGGCCGGATTGATCCGCTGATCGAGGACAGCCCAGCACTCAAAGAAAAAGTGCAGCCCGCACGGTCACGCGATGCCGGCAACTCAATGCTGTCGAAAGAATTCCCTGGCGGCATTCTGGTGCTGACCGGGGCGAATTCCGCGACAGGCTTGCGCTCAATGCCGGCGCGTTATGTGTTCCTCGATGAAGTCGATGCCTATCCTGCCTCGGCCGATGAAGAAGGCGATCCGGTCACCCTTGCCGAGGCGCGCACCACCACCTTCGCGCATCGGCGCAAGGTCTTCATGGTCTCGACCCCGACGATCCGGGGGCTGAGCCGGATTGAACGCGAGTTTGAGGCCAGCGACCAGCGGCGGTATTTTGTGCCCTGCCCGCATTGTGGTGCGATGCAGTGGTTGCAGTTCGAACGCCTGCGCTGGGAAAAAGGGCAGCCGGAAACGGCGGCGTATCAATGCGAAGGCTGCGAACGTCCCATCGCAGAGCACCACAAGACCGACATGCTGGCGCGGGGCGAATGGCGGAGCACAGCGGTGTCAGATAACCCGCATGCCATCGGGTTCCACCTCTCGGCGCTCTATTCGCCGATCGGCTGGAAAAGCTGGGAGCAAATCGCGCGGGACTGGCTGGCAGCCCAAGGCTCCGACGAGATGTTACGCGCAGCGCGCAACACGCTGCTGGGCGAGACTTGGGTTGAGAGCGGCGAGGCACCGGAATGGCAGCGACTTGCGGATCAGCGGATTGCTTTCCCCGCGCAGATCCCCATGGGCGGGCTGTTCCTGACGGCCGGTGCGGATGTGCAGAAAGACCGGATCGAGGTCGATGTCTGGGCTTGGGGTCGCGGGCTGCAAAGCTGGCTCGTCGATCACATCGTCATTCCTGGCGGACCGGATGATCCGGCGTGCTGGGACAAACTGACATCGCTCTTGGGGCAAACTTGGGTGCATGAGCATGGCGCGGTGATGCCGCTGGCCAAACTGGCGATCGATACCGGCTATGAAACTGCCGCCGTTTACGGATGGGCGCGCAAGCAGGGCATCGCACAAGTCGCCCCCGTAAAGGGCATGGAAGGGTTCAACCGGGCAACACCCGTCTCGGGGCCGACATTCGTGGATGCGACTGTGAATGGCCGCAAGCTCAAACGCGGGGCGCGGCTCTGGACGGTGGCCACGGCTACCTTCAAGGCCGAGACCTATCGTTATCTGCGGTTGGAGCGGCCCGACGAGCCAGATGCCGCAGCACCTGCTGGGACAATTCACCTGCCCGACTGGGCCGACAGCGAATGGCTCAAGCAGTTGGTAGGTGAACAACTGGTCACGATCCGCAACAAGCGCGGCTTTGCCCGCCAGGAATGGCAAAAGCTGCGCGAACGCAACGAGGCCCTCGATACGCGGGTCTATGCACGCGCCGCGGCCTGGATCCTTGGCGCAGACCGCTTTGACGAGCGGATGTGGCGACAGTTGGAAAAACAGGCGGGCGTGGAAACTACAGCCGCAACGGCGAAACCAGAAACTGCACCGACGACCGAACCACAAGCCGGGCGCATCACAGTACCGCGGCGGCGTGGCTGGAAGATCAGCACGCCAAAATACATGGAATGAGCAAAACTTGATGACCCTCGATGATCTCAAATCCCGCCACAGCGCGCTGCTGGCCGCGCGCTACAGCGGCACACGGTCAGTCAGCTATGACGGCAAGACAGTCACCTACGGCACCGATGCCGAACTGGCGGCTGCGATCAGTGACATCGAGCGCCGGATTGCGAAAGCCGAGCGCGGTGCCGGGCGCATCCTGCGCCCTCATGCCGTGAAGGATCTCTGATGAACTGGCGGCAGCGTTTGGGCGCATTCATCGGCGGCTTTGATGCAGGCCAGCATCACCGGCGCCTGCGCGGCTTCCAGGCAACACGGGCCCATGTCAACGCGCTGATCGCGGCCTCTGGTCCCGACATCACGGCCCGTGCCCGCTGGCTCGCGCGGAACAACGGCTATGCAGTCAACGCCGTGGAGAGCTGGGCCGCCAATACTGTGGGCGACGGGATCAAACCAATCTCGAAGATTGGCGATGCGGACCGCAAGGAAGAGCTGCAGCGCCTCTGGCTGGCCTGGACCGATGAGGCCGATGCCGAGGGGCTGACCGATTTCTACGGGCTGCAGCGCCGCGCCGCGCGCGAGGTGTTTATCGCGGGCGAGGTGTTCTTCCGCATCCGGATGCGCCGTGCAAGTGACGGGCTGACCGTGCCCCTCCAACTGCAGATGTTGCCAGCGGAGATGCTGCCAATTGAGCAGACGGGGGTTGCGGCCAACGGCAATGCGATCCGCCAGGGCATCGAGTTTGACCGGATCGGGCGGCGCGTCGCTTATCACTTCCTGCGCCGACACCCGGGCGACAGCACCGATCCCGGGCTGTCTGGTGAACTGGTGCGCGTGCCCGCATCGGAAGTGATCCATGTGATTGACCCGGTCGAAGGTGGTCAGCTGCGCGGGGTCTCAAAGCTTGCCCCGGCCATCGTGAAGCTCTTCCTGCTCGACCAATACGACGACGCCGAACTCGATCGCAAAAAGGTCGCAGCAATGTATGCGATGTTCGTCACCTCGCCCGCCCCCGAAAACCCGCTGGCACCAGCAGAGGAGGATGAAGGTCCTGGCGGGGTTGAGATCAGCCCTGGTCAGGTTGTACGACTGGATCCCGGTGAAGATGTCACCGTCGGCCAGCCTGCAGACAGTGGCGCGACCTATGAGCCTTTCCAGTACCGCACATTGCTGCAGATCTCGGCCGCGTTGGGCATTCCCTATCCCTATCTCGCCAATGATATGGTGAAGGGCAACTTCTCGAACTCGCGGCTTGCCCTGATCGAGTTCCGCCGCCGTGTCTCGGCCTGGCAACATTCTGTCATGGTCTACCAGCTGTGCCGGCCCGTCTATGCGCGCTGGATGGATGCAGCGATGCTATCAGGTGCCCTGAACCTGCCCGGCTTCGAGGCCGACCGGTCGCGGCTGCTGGCCGCCGACTGGCTGCCCACCAAATGGGACTGGGTCGATCCGCTCAAAGACGCCAAT